AAACAATTTTTGTTGGGGTTATAGCGTCTGTCTATGGACTTAAGGCAACAGATCTGATAAAGAGAAAGTAACTTAGGAGAATAATTATGCCAGGACCAAATCCATTAAATAAAAAAAATTTTAAATTAAAAATACCAAAAGGTATGACTAAAAGAGAGTACCTAAAATCATTGAATTCCTCAGAAGAGAATACAGATGATGTTCCTACAAGGCTTCAAAGAAAAGAAACTACTGTGGATGAAGTAAGAATGGCTAAAGGTGGTAGAGCCGGTTACAAACACGGTGGCATAGCTAAACGTGGCCGAGGTTGTGAAATCAAATAATGTCTCTATACGAAAATATAAACAAACGTAAAAAAGCTGGAACTTCTAGATCTAAATCTAAATCCACTATTACTAAAGAATCATATGCAAATATGGTTTCTGGTTTTAAGAAAAAAAAGAAAACTCATAAAATGCCAGATGGTAGTATTATGAAGGGTTCCAAACACAATGCCTAAAACTGCCGCATGGCAAAGAAAAGAAGGTAAGTCTAAGTCCGGTGGATTAAATGCTAAAGGTAGAGCTAGTTATACAAAAGGAACTTTAAAAGCACCATCTAAAAAAGTTGGTAATAAAAGAAGAGCATCTTTTTGTGCTAGAATGGGTGGAATGAAAAAAAAATTAACATCAGCTAAAACAGCTAGAGATCCAAATAGTAGAATTAATAAATCATTAAGAGCGTGGAACTGCTAATGATTGATAAGTTCTTTTATAAATTTTTTGGAGCTATTGATAATATATTTGAAAAAATATGCAACTGGTTTACAGCACCAAGATGCAAATGTAAAATAAAAGGAAAAGTAAAAAAAGAAGTAATTTTAGAAGTAGACAAAACTTTTGAAAATGAAATTAAAAAATGAGAGACACAAAATCGATTGAAAGTTTTTTAAAAGAGAATTACAGAAAAATAAAACAAATGAGTTTATTTAGACATTTAAAAAAAGAAGTTGAAACAGGTGCTAATGGAACTCAAGATTATGTAATAAAAGAAGGTCAAAATAAAGGAAAGAAAGCAAATGTTAAGTGAAGAACTAGTAATATTAAATAAAATTCAAAAATACTTAAAAGAAACATACCAAAATGTTGGAGACGCTATGATTGGTGGAGCTGTTGACAATATGGAAAAATATAAGTATATGTTAGGCCAGGCACATGCCTATATGAAAATATCACAGGAAATCTCTATCCTGCTAAATCCAAAGGAGCGAAAAAATGACAGAGAAACAGATAATACAAACGTCGTCCAATTCGGAGACACCGAAGATTAAATCGGCACTACTCGACAAGTATGATGACGATCATAAAAAAGAAATAGACGGATACGAACGTCTTAAAACAAAAGAATCAAATAAATTACCTCAACCAACCGGATGGAGACTTGTAATTCTTCCTTTTAAGATGAAGGAAAAAACTAAAGGTGGATTAATTATTGGACAAGATACATTAGAGAGACAACAAGTAGGATCTACTTGTGGTTTAGTTCTTGCTATGGGTCCACATTGTTATGACAAAGAAAAATTTCCAGAAGGTCCTTGGTGTAAAAAAGGTGATTGGGTAATTTTTGCAAGATATGCTGGATCAAGAATCCAGATAGATGGTGGGGAAGTTAGAATGCTAAATGACGATGAAGTTTTAGCAACCATTGATAATCCCGAAGATATACTTCATCAATATTAACATAGGAGAAAACTATGCCTGACTTAGAAGAAAAAAAGACAGTCGATATAGATACATCTGGTCCAGATACTGAGATTGAAATAGATCAACAGGAAACTGAAACATCAGAAGTAGATATTACATCTAATGATGTAGAAGAAACTCCAGTAGTTGAGGCTGCTGAAGAAGAAAAGAAAGAAGATCCTAAAACGGACGAGAAAGAAAAAGAATTAGAACAGTATAGTGAAGGTGTTCAAAAAAGAATAGCTAAACTTACTAAGAAGTGGAGAGAAGCAGAGAGACAAAAAGATGAGGCGTTAACTTACGCTGAAAAAATGATGTTAGCTAAAAGACAAGCTGACGATAGAATCTCGAAGCTGGAACCAGGATTCATGAAATCTACAGAAGAGTCCATTAAATCTGGTTTTGAATCTGCTAAGGCTAGATTAATTGCAGCAAGAGAAGCTGGAGATATTCAAGCTGAAATTGATGCTCAAACTTTAATTTCTGAATTAGCTTATAAAAAAGCTAAATTTAATGAAGCTAAATCTCAACAAGAAGAAATAGTTAAAAGAAGAGAAACTGAAGTTAGAACTCCTGAAATTAACTTAAATAGACAAGAAGCGGCAAGAGGAACACCTGATCCTAAAGCTGAAACATGGGCTAGTAGAAACTCATGGTTTGGTCAAGATTCAGCAATGACTTACACTGCTTTCGATCTACATAAAAAGTTAACAGAACAGGAAGGTTTTGACCCATCAACTGACGACTATTATGTAGAAATAGACAAGAGAATAAGACTTGAATTTCCCCATAAGTTTGATAGAATGGAAGTCAAGGAAACGATTAGGCCTGTACAGAAAGTAGCATCAGCTACTAGAAGTACGAAAACTGGTCGCAAAACTGTGACGCTCACGCCTTCACAGGTAGCAATTGCTAAAAAATTAGGTGTGCCACTAGAACTTTATGCGAAACAATTAAATATCACGAAGGAGGTATAAGCATATGAAAAACGATAACGATAATAATAGAGCCTCACGTGCGAGTCAAACTAGAGAAAAAGAAACTCATAAAAAAGTTTGGTCTCCACCATCATCTTTAGATGCACCCCCTGCGCCAACAGGTTTTAAACATAGATGGATAAGAGTAGAATCAATGGGATTCAACGATACTAAGAATCTTCAAGGCAGATTAAGATCTGGCTATGAACTTGTTAGAGCGGATGAATATCCAGATTCAGCCTTTCCAGTTGTTGAAGACGGCAAATATTCGGGAGTGATCGGAGTTGGTGGACTTTTGCTGGCAAGGGTACCGGAAGAGATTGCACAACAAAGAAATGACTATTACGTAAAACAGGGTCAAGATAATGTTGAAGCAGTAGATAACGATCTTATGAAGGAACAGCACCCAAGTATGCCTATCAATATTGATAGACAGACTCGTGTAACTTTTGGTGGCTCTAAGAAAAGTTAATTTTTTAACAATTCCTATCCAACAGAGTACACTTAAACTAATAATGTCTAAGGAGGACAACTAATATGGCAAATAAAGATGCAGCATTCGGTCTAAGACCGATTGGAAAAGTTGGACAGAATAGAGACAACCAAGGTTTAAGTGAATATAGTATTTCAGCTAATGATACTACTACGATCTATTTCCAAGACCCAGTAAAAGCTACTGCGGCAGGAACTATTGATCAAGGTGCAGCTGGCGGAAATATTTTAGGTTCACTAACAGGTGTTTTCTATACTGACCCCAACACAGACAAACCTACATGGGCTAATCACTATGCGCAAGTTAACGCTTCGGATATAGTAGCTTTTGTAGCAGACGATCCGTACGAAAGATTCGAAATTCAGTCGAACTCAACAAATGCTTCAGCACAAACTGATGTATTTATGAACGCTGATATCGAATTAACTGCAGGTAATGCAGCTAACTACGTATCAAAAGCAGAGTTGAATGATTCTACATTAGTATCAACAATAGCTCAGCTTAAAGTGTTAAGTGTTTCAAAAGATGCTACCAACAATGACTTAGCTTCGGCTAATTGTAATTTTGTTGTTATGATCAATGAACACGACTTAAAAGTAACAACAGGTATCTAATCGAATAGGAGATAAATTATGGCGATATCAAGAGGACAACTAGTTAAAGAACTAGAGCCAGGTTTGAATGCACTATTCGGCTTGGAATACAAACGTTATGAAAATCAGCACGCAGAAATATACACTACAGAATCTTCAGACAGAGCGTTTGAAGAAGAAGTTATGTTATCAGGTTTTGCTCAAGCTAAAACTAAATCGGAAGGAAGTGGAGTTGAATTTGACAATGCTCAAGAAACTTTCACAGCAAGATATACACATGAAACTGTGGCTCTTGCTTTTGCGATTACTGAAGAAGCTATTGAGGATAACTTGTACGACAGACTTGCAAGTAGATATACAAAAGCGTTAGCTAGATCTATGGCGAACACTAAACAAGTTAAGGCGGTACAACCGTTAATTAACGGATTCGGAACTTTCCAATCAGGAGATAACGTTTCTTTATTTAATGCGTCACACCCAACTATAGCTGGAACTGTATCTAATACACTAGCTGTAGCTGCTGACTTGAATGAAACTTCATTAGAGCAATCATTAATTGACATTGCAGCAATGACAGACGAAAGAGGTCTGAAAATTGCTTCAAGAGGTGTTAAAATGGTTATCCCTTCTGAACTTCAATTCACTGCTGAGAGATTGATGAAATCTCAAGGTAGAGTTGGTACTGCTGATAACGATATTAATGCAATCGTTTCTATGGGAATGGTTCCTCAAGGTTATAGAGTGAACAATTTCTTAACTGATCCGGATGCGTTTTATATCCTTACAGATGTTCCAAATGGAATGAAGTACTTTGACAGAAGCCCTATTAAAACGGCTATGGAAGGTGACTTCGACACTGGTAACGTAAGATACAAAGCTAGAGAAAGATACTCTTTTGGAGTTTCTGACTATAGAGGTATTTTTGCTTCACCAGGAGCATAATAAGTAATTATTTTGAGGCGGGACACAATCCCGCCTCATTATCAATATAGAAAGAATTTTATGGCACACAAATACTTAGTAAAAATATTTACCAAATATCTTCAAACAAAATTTGAAACAGAAAGTCAAACAGAAATAAATGATGTCGAAGGACTACATAAACCGATTATTGACTTTCTAGGAAAAAATGATATAACATGGGAAAAAAATGATCTACAGTATCACAGTACTGGAAGTAGTTTTTATATAACCTATGAGGAGGTTAATGATGGTTCAGGACAATATGGTACTGTTCGCAAAGAAACTGAAACTCGAATCTAAATGGAACGAGTCATTTCTTGAGAATAGAGGACAAATAACTCCAGAAATGTCTGTTCTAGGTGATGAGATCAAAGTAGTAATTAGATTAATCATCAGAGAACAAGAGATCCAAGCTAATAAGAATAGCAGAGATTACGAAGCACATCTTTTTGCTGGCTAATTAGATTTAAGATCTATTTAAAAAACGTCTTTATTCCCTAGGGATTTCTTGCACTTTTTTTAAAATTCATATATAAATTAATAACTATACATAAATTAATATTCTGCATGGACGCAGTATAGTCGACGGCCTAGAGACTATGTAGAATTTAACTAGGAGAACAATCATGGCAACAACATCGTTTCAAGGGATCGTAAGATCTTACGGCGGACAAGACAGATCATCTGGAGCAACTCCAAGTGTATTACTTCTATCAGAAGTAATTTCATTTGACGCAGCAGCAGCAGCAGTAGCTTTAACACCAGTGAGAATTGGTACAAGTGCTACAGCAGGTAATCAATTTGTTTTACCAGCAGGTGCTATACCTGTTTCATTTTCAGTAGTGGCAGCATCCACAGGTGCAAGTTCTACAGTTGATATAGGAACTACAGCTGATGTAGATGGCTTCTTTAATGAAGTAGCTTCAGTTACAAAAGGAACTATCAAAGGTGCCGATGG